TTCTCGGCGAATAGCTTCTATTTGGTCTTCTAGCTGCGTTACCGCGCTACTCGGCTGCGAACTCCGTACCTGCGTACCTCTGGCCAAGGCAACCTCCCCATGTTGACTGACACTCGCCGCCGAGCGAGCCGGCCCAAAGTCGAACTCCATAACCCGATCAGCTTCCGCGTCAACGACAAGAACCCGAACGGGCGATAATTAGCAGGATGACGGGTCCGTCAGCGCTTGCCGGTGGCAATGCGGGCACACCACCCACTGATCGTCGAGGCGCGGTGTACGGCTCGGATCGCCCGGCTCGCCACGCAGTAGTTGGGTACACTCGCCGCACATACGGACGAACTCGATAGGCTCGTTCATGGCGGTATCGGCAACAGTAGAGAATGGCATCCCCTATCTAGGGCGCACCTTCGGTGCTTGAGCCGCCTTCGGCGGCGGGCGCGCGCCATGCCAGCGACTCCGTTGCTAAGCCGGCCGCTACACCCCCGGTTCCTACACCCCCTGCCGTTAAGAGCGGCTGATCTCGGGAGGATGTTGCGCCAGGGGCGTGGACACCGGGGAGTTGACAACACCCATGTCATGTCTAGGTAGCACGACACAGAATGCCCGCTTATTCGCCCCGCGAAGGGCTTATTCACGGACTCCCCGGCTCACAATTCTAACCGGGGATCGGAGGGGTTCCTAGAGGCTCGCCTTGCGGGTTCGACAGGTGTTGTCAGCACTCGCAGTTCTGCGAGTGAAGCTGAGCAGCACCGGCATCGCATTCCTCATACCGCGCGAGCAGCGCCGCCGAGGGCAGCACCATCAGTACCCCCATCCCCGCCCGATGCGCGCGGATCAGACCGCGCACGCACTCGTCGCCTATCGCGAACAGCGCCGTGCCGCGCGGAAAGCTGCTAGGGGCCAACCCCTGTGGCGTCTGGAACCGGATTTTCTTGCTCACCAGGAGCATCATGTCGCTCGCCCCCACAAGCCGCTGAAACCAGACGGTCGACGTGCTGTCGGGGATAAGCATGATGCCATTGGCGTTCTGGACGAAGCGGTTCACCCACCTCAGCATGTCGCCCTCACCCCAGGGCGGGTTGAGGTAGACGCGCCCGTGCCAAGGCTGCGCCAACCCGTCATCCGCCTTGGTGTAATGCCGTGCCGCCGGTATCCACGGGGCGAGATCGGCACCGGGGCTAGCCGCGTCAATGTCAAACCGCACTTCCATAACCTCGAACCAGCGTCGCGGGGTCCAATACTCGACGTTGCCTTCGCCCTGCGTTCCGAACCCCCACCAGCTATCCCAAACGCCGACATCGGAGGCCCGGCCAGCGGCGATGCTTTCGAGGTCGCCAAGCCGCATGGGCCGCACCCTCTCGATTAGCTCGACATCGCTCTCGGGCTGATCCGCCAACCACGCCAAGACGGAGGCAAAGCGGTTGACGGCGGTGCGGCTCCTCTCCGTCCGCATCCCGATATACCGCAAAACCTTGGTTTCGAGCTTGCCGTATCGAATGCCCCGGCCCCGCGCCAAGGCAAAGAACAAGCCGCGTCCAGCCTGTGCCGCCCGCAAATAGTGCCGCGTCTCAATGAGCACGCGAATTTTCTTCTTATCGGCCTCGCGGCCAAAGGTATCCGCCCCCTGCCACTTCACCCGCAGCCGCGCCGCCTCAGCGGCAAAGTCGAAGGGGGCGGCGGCATCGCCAGACGTACCAATTTGGTACGCAATAACGGGGGGATCGAACGGCATCGCCGAGACAATCTAGCAAACGCGAGACGATCCAGCAAGTTATTGTGAAGTCAACAGATTCCCGTATCCCCTTGCGGCTTTACGAACGTCGGCGGCGGCACGATCATCAGGTAGTCGTGGTGCGCCACGGCTAAAGCGTGATCGGCAATCTCATTGAGCCGGTCTAACCGCTCCGGTCCTCGCAGCTTTTTGGTGACGCGGTTCCAGGCATACAGGTCCCGAGCCTTCAACCACATGATGATCTGATCGCGCATCATCCGTTCCGCTAGCGTCGTGTCATCTTTAAGCTGCGGCATCATGCCTGTACTTACCCGTCGCCTCGCCCCGCGACGGTGGGCGAAGCCCAGCCGGCCGCGAAGAGCGCCGATCCGATGACGCGCACAGCCGGCCATAAAAATCACGTTCCGCCCGGTAGCGCGCCTCGGCAGCTTCACCAAGGGTGGGGAAGCTCCCGATGTAATGGCGCATGTGATCGCACATGAGCGCCACTTCATACCGCCCATTGCCGTTGAGAAAAACGCCCCTAACCCCGGTCTTGTTGTCCCATCGCAAGGACTGGTTGATCTTCTCGACTGCCGGCGTACTCCGGCGCAAATTCGACCACCTGTTGTTCGCGCGATTCCGGTCGCGGTGGTCGATGGCAAATCGCGGCCACTTGCCGGTCAGCAAGTACCACGCGATTCGGTGGCCCGACAGCTTGACCGTGTACTTGTGACCCGGCACCCGCAGGCTCACCCGCACGTACCCCTGATAGTCGATATACCCGGCAAGATCGCCGCAGTCGATCCCCGCCGGCACACAAGGATTGCGCCAACGAACCGCACCGGTAGTCGGGGAATAGGAAAGGTCATCTCGGATTCGAGCTAGAACTTCATCTGAGGGTACAGGGTAATTTGATAACATCGCGTTGGTACATCCGTGTTCGTTCTCACACGGTTATTTCCAATGCTCGGCTAAATACCCTGTTTTTTTGCCCTCTCTTTGATGATTCCGAGTTTTTTCCTGCCGCAATAGACTCGGCTCTGCCGACCGTACCCGGCGAAGCCGATTAGGCTTGACGATGAATGGCGTTCCGACAGGCTTCCCGCAAACCTCGCCCGCTCGCAATACAGCCCCGTAAATACCCTCACGACAATTAACGAGAGGATCAAACAGGTGGAAAGTATCGATAAGGTAGAGATTGGCGGGTTGACGTTCTATTCAACGAAAGGATTGGCGCAAGTCTTGGATACGTCAGTCGTTAACGTGCGATATTGGAAAATGGCGCTCGCTCTGCCGCACCATGTCTTTGGCTTGAACGACTGGTTCGAGAAATCGGAGGTTCAGCGCTGGCTAGGCCCGGACAACCTCGTGCCGACGAAGAACAACCGCAAACAAAAAGTCGGCTGGCCAAAATGACCGGCCGACCTTTTGTCGTGGAGAACCAATAGCAACCCGACGTGACCAGTATCGAATTACCAACAACCAGACTGGAGTCATGTTGTCTGATGTTATCTAGTGCTGTCGTTCATCCTATCAAGGATGATGAGTGGTATGAATTGCTCTATCGGCTCATTGATGCGTATGCCCAACGCGGACACATCAAGTATGCCGAAGCATACGATGATTGCGACCACGAATACCTACGCAATGCCCTCGCCGATATCGAGGCCGAGCCTCCATCTGAGTCCGCCTTTGCCCGCCCGCGAGCGAAGCTCGCTCAAGGGCTGAAAGCTCGCCTCACGGCGCAACCGGTCAAACCGGAGCCGCGCAAGCCGGGCAAGGATCAGAGATCGTCATCCCCATGGCAGATCGACCAGTCCGCCGGTAAAGGGTACTGGCTCAAGATGCCGCTCGACGCGGCACTAGATCACAGGCTTTCCGATGGCGATTGCCGGCTGCTGCTGATCCTGATGCACCACTGCCGCGACAAGGATCATTGCTGGCCCCCCGAGGAAATGCTTGCCGGGGAACTGGTCGGGCCGGGCAGCATGACCGAACAAGGCGACGGCAAGACGAAGAGCGAGCGCACCGACAAGGCCAAGAAGGTCAGCGTGAGCACGATCAAGCGCCAGATCGCCAACCTCAAAGCCGCCGGCTACCTCACCGTCATTCGCCCCGACGAGTTGACCAACCTCGGCTACCAGCACCACACCAAATCCAACACCTACCGCCTCAACCTGCCAATCCGGTAGGGGTGAGGGGTCAAATTTGAAAAGGGTGAGGGGTCAAATTTGACCTGTGTGGCAGGGGTCAAATTTGGTCCCCTAATATAGAAATACTTCTTCCGAAGTAGAACGAAGGTTAAGGGGTCAAATTTGACCCTACAGAACAAAGTGAAGAGATTCCGCGTAAAGGGCAGGGAAGGGAAGGTTCGGTCGGGCTCCGCCCTCCCTTTAGATCGGTGAAGACCTACCCAAGACCTACCCCAAGACTACTCCTCTTCCCTGTCGCGGAATAAAGCGGCGAAGCCGCACCAAGAGGGTATCTTAAAAAAAGGCCGGCGCGCGAAGCACCGGCCCTTTCGAGGGTAGAGGGTACAGGCTATGCGGCGATGGGCTCGGCAGGGCGATAGCGCCGCACCGTCTTCGGATCGAGCCGCAAGGTCTTCGCGATCCCATACGCGGTGGCACCACCCGCGAACAGCCGGCCGATCTTGCGGACAAGCTCGGGGTCGAGCGCCGGCCGGCCGATGGGCTTGCCGGATCGGGTCCCGGATTTTCTCACCCGTTCGAGCCCGGCCTTGGTGCGCTCACTGATTTTTATTCGCTCCGCCTTGGCCAGCGCCGCCATGACAGCCAAGACGATATCGCGCACCATTTCGTTGTCGCTCGACAGGATCGGCTCCTGGAAACTGTGGAACGCACAGCCATACGAGCCCAGCCGTTGAAGGTGGTTCACGGTCGCGGCCATGCCTTCACGCGATAGGCGGCTAACGTCCCAAAAAACCAACACGGCGAACTTGCGCCGGCTGGCATCCTCGAACATGCGGGCAAACTCGGGGCGCTTCTCCGCGCCCTTGCTGCCCGATACGTGGTCGATGTACTCGCCCACGACTTCATGCCCACACGCGGCACACCACGCGCGCAGTTGGGCAAGCTGGTTCTCAGACTCCTGGTCGCGGGTCGATACCCGCGCATAGATCGCCGCTTTCATCGGATCGTCCCCCAGCAGCAATGAAGCGTAACCGGCTCCCCAGCCTGAACCGAAGCCCGAATGCTCGCTGCTGTGAAAGGGTCGATGCTCGCCGCGACCGCGATACCATGCTCGGCCTCAATCTGGCGAAACATCGTGTACATGCTCAGATCGAGCCAGCCCCAAAAAATGTCATTCTCGCGGTTCAACTGCTCCAACGTTTTCGGTGGGGGTGGGGGTGGCATCGACACCCTTAGATAGACACACGCGCCAATAAAGAGCAGTGCGACGGAAGCTAAAATGACTTTGTCTCTCATTTCGGAGTCTCCTAGCGGTGGTGCCAGCCTGTCAGGATGGCGGGTGCAATCGCACCATGAAGGGGCAGGGTTGCCAGCATCGCCCGTAGGCGCGTTTCCTGCCCCTCTGTGGTAAGATCGCTCACGCGGCGAGTTGAATAGCCTCGCCCGCTTCCTCGTCACTGGCGGGGCTCACAGAGCCCCTTATGACGGCTTCGCCAGAAGCTTCGCCGCTTAGATCGCCTCCTAGCGCCACCAAACAATCCGCCGCAGCTTGCGCCTTTGACGCGGCAGTGAAGATCGCCCGCGAGTCGCTTTTGAGCACCTTCAACCAACTGGCCAGATATTGCGCATGATCGGGGCGCGGTTCGTTGCTGATCCCAAGATGGCCGCAGATGAAAGCCGCGCCTAGCTCGGCAACCAATTCCTCCGCCGCATAGGCCATGTCACCGAACCGCTTTCCGAACTCGCGGTTGAGCATGTCATCATGCCCGGAGCGATGAACCGACTCGTGGCCGCGTGTCGAGTAGTAGTCAGCGGGTGTATGGAATTGGTCGAAATGCGGCAGTTGAATATGATGCGTTGCGCGCGAACAGTAGGCTTGATTTCCGCCGTGCCTAATCTCAAAGCCGAGCGCGTCAAAGAACCGTTCGGCATGTGCGATCCGCTCGCCGGCCGGTTCAAGCGGCAACTCGGGTTGCGCCTTCACCTTGGGCATGTAGCCGTCAACCTGCGCGATGTTGAAGACCCAATAACCACGGGCGATTAGGTGTTTCTCGCTCTTCGTCTCGCCCGTGTTGGGATCGGTAGCCGTGCCGTCAACCTGTTTCCAAAAGACGACTTGCGAGGCTTTCTCGCCTTTGCGCACGCTGGCGTTGCGGTCTTTCTAAGAATTGAACGTACCCCACAACGCGGAGTCGTAGCCGCGCTCTTGCTGGGCGCACCACAAGAGGATGGTATTCATTCCGCGATAGCGCTTTCCCGTGGATATCGACACGGGTTGCACGCTCGACTCCTCGCCCGCGCGAGTGTGCCAAGGCATACGCCAATCGCCCGCGCCCGCCTCAATCGCGGATACGATCTTGTCGGTAATCGACTCGTAGATGTTCGGCATTGGTCACAACCCCTAGACTGGTAAGCCGGCTTGTCAAACCGGGTGCAACATGGCGTTGCGTAATGAGCCGGCCGGAACCGGCTCATGGTCGCAAAGTCACGTGTTCAAATGGCGGAGATAGGCGCGACCGATGGGGGTATGTTCGCCCCATCGTTCACGCGCGCCCGCGCGGCGTTCAAGGATCGCGTAATCCTCCGCCGTCAACATCGTGGCATGCCAATGGAACTGGCGCACATGACCGCACGCCAAGGCGATCAAATCATCCGCGCAGAGCGTCATTGACGGGTTGCAATCCGCGTAGTTGTGCGCCCATTCCTCGCGGGCATGTGCGAGCGTCGTGCGATCCATATCAAGCCGCCTTTCTGGTCGCCTTGCGACCCTTGGCAGGCTTGCGGGAAGGCTTCACTTTGGTGGCGGGTTTCTTGCCACCCGCGACCACCCGCAAGGCAACCTGTTTGCGTCGCGGATCGACCTTGCGCGCAGTGTCGGCACGCTTCGCGCGCAGAACATCGGCACGCGATGGCGCAGGTTCGTCACGGATGATTTGCCCTGCCCACTCGACGAAGACGCACAGCAAATCCTCCGCCGGCTTGGTATGCATCGGGTGGGGTGGAACCGGGTTTGCGAATGACGGTTCCCACCCGACGCGGGCGCGTTCGTTGCCGATTACCTTTTTGACCATGCGTGTAACGCGGTCGAATTCCCAAGGCTTGCCGCGAACCTGCCCAAATGACATTCGCACTTGCTCGCCCGCACCGAAGAACGCGACGACGACAGGAAGGGGTGAAAGGAACTTTGAGCGTGCCATGTGTGGGGTTCTCCTAGCTGCAATCCGGTTGTCAGCCGGATCGTGGTTGCTGACTGGGTACTCACTCATTGCCTTGTCGGTAGGGTCTATCGCTGTTTCTCGCCGCTTGCTCGGACGCCATGCGAGGTTGAGTCGCGACCCGCTATTCCGCGCGGGAATCCAGCCATTCCGGCCGCACGATGTCGCGGGCTTGCAACTCGCGCATCAACTGCACTGCCCATGCCTTTGCCTTCTCCGGCTTGCCGCAATCGGCATATGCGATGCACTTAGCCAGGGCGCGGTTGATGTTGATCCGATCTAGCTTGCTGGTCATGCGGTCGACTCCTCGGTGATAAATCGGTCGGTTTGTCAGTGTCGAAAGAGGGGCATCGCGGTTGAGGGTTTGTGCGGTTCTCCGCCCCTAGCCTCGCGCTACCCTTTTTCCCTGCCTCCCGATCCGGCCTAGATCACGCGCTGACTCGGTTGTCAGCAAAGCCAGCGCGTGCCGCAGTCACATGACTACGGATCACCAAGCTAAGAGACAAATCGTTCACCCGTCAAGTACTTCCCGAACCCAAATGCATCTAATTGCAATGATCGACAGCAAAAGACCGGGGGTGGGGTGGCCGTACCCTCGCGCGCTCCAGCGTCCGCGTCTGGCTATACTTCCCAATGTGCCGAGAAAAAGAAAAAACGCCTGGACATATACGTCAATGTCTTACTCCGCGCTGGACTCTTCTAAATACCCGAATGAGGAAAACTCTTCCCGAATACGGACCGGCGATGCTCGCTCTGAACTTGCGGCACCGCAGGTTTGTGGTGATGTTGTTCGACAGACCGGGCATTCCCGCTGTCACCGCGCTCAAACTGGCCGGCTATAAGGGCAAGGATGCGTCAGCGCAGAAGCAGTCCTACCGGCTCATGCACAACCCCGATGTCATGGCGGCGATTAAGGAGTACGCGGCTGTCGCTGACACTCACCAGATACCGGCGGCGACGGGTGCCTATCGTGACATTCTCAATAATCCGAAGAGCCGAGATCGTCTGACCGCTGCCAAGCATGTCATGGAGCGGGCCGGTTTAGGCCCGAGCCGGGAAAGCCATGTGACGGTCACCCATCAGTTTGACCGCAACGACCTACTCAGCAAGATCGCCGGGCTGCTAGAGAGGAATACACCGGCTCTCATACCGGCCCCCCCACGACCCCTAATCACGAACGGCAGCACCGCGCGCTGGCGCGCTTGTGACGCCTCCGACGGCGGCACCGTCACGGTAGAGAGTGAGGCGGAGCAAAGCTCCTTCGTCGGCAAAGGCGAGGCCACCGAAACCGAGTGACCGATATCACCGCGTCACTCGAAAATCTCACCGACGATCAGCTTCAAGAACTCTACACCCACCTTGTTGAACTCGACTCCATGCGGGCGCAGAACCCGCTCGATTTCTTCGACCCCTACGGGCCGCAAAAGGAGTTCTTTCGGCTCGGCACCGAGAAGCGCGAACGCCTATTCATGGCCGGCAATCAGACTGGCAAATCGACCAGCGGAGCCGCAGAGACAGCGGCGCACTTAACCGGGGCATATCCGGGGTGGTGGTTGGGGAAGCGTTTCAGCCGGCCGACGACGGGATGGGCTTGCGGCCAGTCCGGTATGCAAATCCGCGAGACCATTCAGTTAAGCTCGTCGGTATGCGCGATGCGAGCGAGCCGACCGGAGTGACCGGAGGTTTGATCCCCAAGCATCTCGTCAAGTCGTACACCCTCTCCCACGGCACGGGTGACCTATTCGACTCTGTCCGGGTCGAGCATGTCAGCGGCGGCTACTCCACCCTTTCGTTCAAGTCTTACGAAATGGAGTCGACGAAGTGGCAGGGCCAGACTCTCGACTTCGTATGGGCAGATGAAGAACCCCCCATCGCCCATTACAACGAGGCATTGGCCCGGTTGACTGGCCAGGGCATCGCCTTCATCACGTTCACCCCCCTCTTGGGTTATTCAGAAGTCGTCTCGAGATTTTTGCGCGAGACTGACCCCGAGAAGCTCGCGTATCGATCCGTCACCCGTATGGGGCTCAATGATGTTGGCCATTTCAGTGCCGCCGAGAAGCAGGCCCGTCTAACCGCCTATGCGCCGCATGAGCGCGAGGCTCGCGAGCGGGGTGATCCCACCCTCGGTTCCGGTGCGGTGTTTACCGTGCCGCAGACTGACCTCGCCATCGACTCGAACATTCACGTGCCCCTGCACTGGTGCAAGCTGTGGGGAGTCGACTACGGCGTCACCCATCCCTTTGCCGCCGTGTTGATGGCGTGGGATCGCGACGCCGATATCCTCTACATCCTCGACACCATCCGGCTCAGCAACAGCCGCCCCATCGAGCACGCCTCGGCGATGAAGCGGATCGCCCCCGACGTTCGGGTGGCATGGCCGCACGATGGCAGCAAGCGCGAGTCCGACCTCGACACGATCACCAGCAACTACCGTCGTGAAGGGCTCTACATGCTGCCCACGCACGCCACCTTCGCGGACGGCAGCATATCCACCGAGGCGGGCATCCTCGAAATGCAGGAGAGGATGGCGACGGGCCGGTTCCGAGTCCGTGCTCACCTTGCCGACTGGTTTGACGAATTCAGATCGTATCACAGGAATAAGGAAGGCCGGTTAGTGAAAATCCGTGACGACCTCCTATCCGCCACCCGCATCGCGGTCATGGCCAAGCGGTTTTCGCGGCCAGGGCCGATAGGCCCCGGTACGGCCGGTGTCACCCGTCGAGCAGCACCGCTGATCGCTCGCAACGTTGACTACGACATGTTCGCGTGATCGGCCGGCGAGACCTTCCGTAAATACCCGACCCGAAGGAGGACTCCCGCGTGGTCGGTACTGTCGCTGACATGTTTAATTTTGACTCTGTCGCCGATGACGATGCGAAAGCGCGTCGAGACATCGTCAGCCAGAATCCCAACGCGATGACCCAACCCGGCGGAGCCGGCGCTACGTCGGGCAACGTCGCCGGCATGTTCCAGGTCGCCGATGACGTTCCACCGTTGACCCCGGCGAGCCCGGTCACATGGGCGATCAACAACCTCACAGTAGGCCGGGAGACCAATGACTACACCGGCAAATACTCGACCGGCATGGGTTATGCCAAAGACGTGTCGATGGATTTGGCCAAAGCCTTGAAGGCCCGTGGCCTCGGAGCGTTCACGGGTTCACAGCGGTAATGGCAGCATTGACATCATTGGCGACCCAGACGAGCGCCACCCCGACGAGTGGCACCCCCGCCAGTGTCGCCGGCATGTTCACCAACCCGATGGACGAGTTGAACGAAGAACTCGAAGAGCGGCGCAAGAAGGCGCTCGCAGCCGGGCAAGTCGGCAGTCCGGGCAAGATATCGACCATGATGGGCTATTCCGGCATGGCAACAGGGAACCCCCTCAACCTACAACCGTATGGCAGATAAAAACGAATACTCGATACGAGTCCAATCCCAAAAAGATGACGAATTAGTCTCCCACGTTTTACGGCTCTTCTGGCAGCTACAGCAATGGCGTGCCGTCTTTGCCGGCCAGTGGGAGGAAGTCGCAGAACTGATCTACCCGGAAATGAGAAACACTTTCATCTACGGGAACTTCAACTGGCCAGGACAGAAGAAGACACAGCAGCAGGTTGACGCGACCGGTATGCTGGCGTTGCAGCGGTTCGCCGCGATTTGCGACTCGCTTCTGACACCAGCAAATATGACGTGGCACACACTCGGCACGTCAAACCCCTACCTCAATCGGAACCCGCGTGTACGGCTTTGGTTTGAGCAGGCGACCAACATCCTGTTCGCGCAGCGCTACGCCCCGTCCGCCGGCTTCATGGGGCAGAACCACGCCAACTATTTGAATCTCGGCGCGTTCGGCACGCACGCCATGTTCATCGACGAGCTTGACGATCCGATCCACATGCGCCGTGGCCTTCGTTACCGGAGTATACCGCTCGGCGAACTCTTCCTCATCGTCAACCACCAAAACATTGTCGTCGGGTTCATCCGCTGGTTCCGCATGTCGGCCCGGCAGTGCTGGTACATGTTCGGTGAAGAGCGGTTCCCGGAAGCGCTCCGCGCCCCGCTTGAGCAGCAATCTGAGATGCTGTTCGACTTCCTGCACTACGTCGGGCTGCGCGACGATTTCGATCCGTCACGACCGCTCCACAAGACCGGTAAGCCCTGGCAATCCGCGTACATCAGCATCACCGGCAAGCAGCTACTCCAAGAGGGCGGCTACTGGCAGTTCCCGATGTCAGTAGGCCGTTACGTCCAGGCCCCGATGGAGTCCTATGGCCGGAGCCCGGCCATGATGGTGCTGCCGGCGTTGAAGACCCTCAACCTCGAAAAGCGGACCTTCCTCAAAGCCGGCCACCGCGCCGCCGATCCCGTGTTGCTGGTCAACGATGACGGTTTGATCGACGGCATGGATTTGCGCCCCGGCGCGCTCAACAAGGGCGGTGTGACCGCAGACGGCCGGCCGCTCGTACACACGTTGCCGGTCGGAAATATCCAATCGCCGTCGAGCAGATGCAGGAAGAGCGGACGCTCATCAACGACGCCTTCTTGGTGACCTTGTTTCAAATCCTCACCGAGACCCCGTCGATGACAGCGACCGAGGTCATCGAGCGGACGAACGAGAAGGGCATCCTGTTAGCGCCGACAGTCGGCCGGCAGCAGGCCGAATATCTCGGGTCGATGATCGAACGCGAGTTGGACATCCTGACGTATCAGCGTTTGCTACCGCCGATGCCGCCCGAGCTTATCGAGGCGCGCGGCGAGTACGAGGTTCAGTACACGTCGCCGCTCAGCAAGGCGATGCGCGCCCAAGAGGCGGCGGGTTTCCTCCGCACCCTAGAGACTGCCATATCGGTGATGAATGCGACCCAGGATCAGTCGATCATGGACAGCTTCAACTTCGACGAGGCGATGCCTCGGATCGCGGATATTCAGTCGGTTCCGCCGTCGTGGATGGCGACCCCGCAGCAGATTGCCGCCAAGCGGAAGGCTCGCGCGCAGGCCGAGCAGCAGCGGCAGCAAGTCCAGGCCATGCCCGCTCAGGCCGCGATGATGAAAGCGCAGGCGGTGGTGCAGAAGACCCAGATGCAGGCCGGTCCCGGCCAGCCGCTCAGCCCGCCCAATCAACCCGGTGTTGGTGGTGGAGCATTGCAGCCGCAGCCGCAGGGAGCGCCGAGCTTTGCCGGCGCGGCCTAAACGTTCATGACGCCATCATGGCGAGGGATGATCTACGTTTGAGCCAGCCAGCTTCTCCTGCAAAAAGGCTCGAACCTTCTTCCAGGCATCGGCGGTGGCATTAGGATCGTATTCGAGGTGATGCCCGAGGTAATTCCTCGGGGGCCTTGAGAGATTGAATGCGTGGGTTGCACCGGGATACACAACCAGATTCACGGCAGACCCCGACCCGTTCCGGGCCGACATCATTTCCCGGCACCAGGAGACAAGTGTCCAATCATCCTTGTCGCCCATCAGTATCAAGGTCGGCACCGTCATCACACCAGCCCGATATCTGCAATTCGGGTAGTACGCAACGGCAGCGCGAAAGCGTCGCTTGTGAGATTCTTCTATCGGCCCGGTCTCAACACTGTCGAGTACGGCGATGCCCCCCAGCGAATAACCGAGTAGAGCGACGCGGCTTGGATCGACGAAATCTTGTTGGGCAAGCCAGTCGAGTGCCAAATAGGCATCAAACGATTCTGCCAGCGCACCACTATCCCCGCTGGTGCAGGCGTTAAAGTCTCCGAGACTGTTTAGCGCCAGGGCTACATAGCCAAACGATTTGAGAACGTCGGCCTCGACGACATTCGCCATTTCGAGTCCGTCACAGCCGTGCAAAAGGACTACCGCCGGATGGCGTCCCGTACCGTTCGGCTGCGCCAGATAGGCCATGAGGGGCTGGTCGCTTGGCGACATTGTGGACTGATCGAAACGGTGCGCCCCTACCTGCACCATATCGCCGGCCAGCCACGGAACTTCTTCCGCGCGGGACGGAGCGGCCAAGCAAATTGCTGCGAACAAGACCGTGGCTGCACACCTGCGAAGTAGAAGCGGGATTGCCATCGCGATACCCCATTCCTCGGCGGCACTGCCACCCGCACTAGAGCACAGGCTTTTGATCCGTATCGACGATAGTTGTCGAGTCGCGCATCGGGGCAATCGAGAAGTTTGAGGGTCTTCGCACACCCGAAGCCTGTGTCCCGTAAATACCGGCACGATGCCGAACATCCTCGATAACATCGACGCTCTCCGCTCCCGCAAGAACGCTTATCACCACGTATTCGCGAGCCCCGTCGGGCAGGCTGTCCTCTCTGATTTGGGGAAGTTCTGCCGGGCGAACGAGACATGTTTTCATAAAGACGCTCG